CAAGTGCTAGTGTTACTGTGAATGATGCAGACCTTCGCAGTTATTCCAATAACATAATCAGGCATTTTGGTGCGCAAGGCGGTTATGTTTGGTCTATTCCCGCTGGAAGCTCAAACGTACAGGAAGAAGTACCCCTTAACCCTTATCAAACTTATGCTAGGGCATTAACCTTAACTGATTACAGCATTGCTCCAAGTGAAGGTGTTTATGTAGCTGATACTGGATCATATAATGACGTTGGGGCAGATAAACTTGTCCGTGTTAGCACTGAAATATTTATGTATCGCTTCTTTGACGATGGTACAAGCACATCTATAAATTGGGATTCTTTAACTGGCCCTATAGATAGCTGGCCTAGGTCTTATAACATTTCTTCACTTGGGTCAGTTACTGCCCAGTGGCATGACATACAGGTTATTCCTTACATTAGAGCATCCCTTAGTGCAGATGTGAATAGTTATGGAGATTGGCAGATTGCTAGAGGTGAAATCTTTGGCCGTCGTTTTCAATACAAATTTGTGTTAAGAAGTCAATCAAACAACATCACCCCCTACTTGGGGAGAATAACATACGAACTGGAGTATGATTAATGGCCCAACATGATATGAATATCGCAAATGATACTGCTCCATTGGTCAGGGCAGACATTAACAATGCTCTATCGGCTCTGGTAAGTCAGAACAGTGGAGCATCAGCACCATCTACAACTTACGCAAATATGATTTGGTATGACTCTACCAATAACATTCTTAAAATGCGTAATGAAGCTGATGATGCTTGGATCTCTTTGTTCTACTTAGATCAAGGTACTGATGCTTTCCGTATCTTACAGAATACACTTGTGACGGATACAAACGGGTCACAGATAGGGATATTAGGATTACAAGCTGCTGGTAACTGGAATGCTGGTAGTGCAACAACAGAAAGCCTTGTGTCACCCGCTAAGATCAAAGGTGCAATAAACTCTATCGTTGGGTTTGATGGTAACTTTGCTGCTTCTGTCAGTAGCTATAGTAATGGCGACACAATCACAGTTGCACATAGCCTTGGTATAATACCTCAACTGATAAATGCTTATGCACGATGCACATCTGCTGATGCAGGATTTACAGCAGGGCAACAAGTGCAGATACAAGGTTGGCAGATTATCGGTGGCACTAGATACGGTGGTAATGTTTACGCAGATGCAACCAATGTTTATTTGCAGATTGCAAGCGGTGGCCTTTTATTTCTGTCGTCATCTGGTGGCTCATCAACGGTACTCACTCCCGCTAATTGGGACATTAGAATTTACGCATGGGGTTAAGAAATGGCTGATAAAAAGATAAGTGAATTAACGGCACTAACAGGTGCTAATGTAGCGACAGACGATCAGCTTGTTATCGTTGATACCTCTGCTGCTCTGACTAAAAGCATTACGATAGATGAGTTCAAGAACGCCCTAGATACGGCTACTGGCTTTGTCAGGATCACTGGCGATACCATGACTGGTGATCTTTCGTTGTCAGGTGCAGATGTAACCTTCGGCGACAACGATAAAGCCATCTTCGGCGCTGGGTCTAACCTACAGATTTACCATGATGGAACACACAACTACATAGAAGATACAAGCACTGGAAACCTTTACATTCAGGGTACTAACCTGATTTTGAAAAACCAAGGTGGTACAGAAAATTTAGCTGATTTTGTGAGTAACGGCGCAGTAACTCTTTATTACGACAACTCCCCCAAACTCGCCACCACCAGCACAGGCATCGACGTAACTGGTAATGCTACTTTCGCAGATAATGGTAAAGCCATCTTCGGTGCTGGGTCTGACCTACAGATTTACCATGATGGGACAAGATCATTTATACAAGATGTCAATGATGGAAATTTAATCCTTGATACTTTTAATGGCAATGAAGTTAATATTACCTCTGGTGGCAACGCTGAGTTTATGGTCCGTGCAATTAAGGACGGTGCGGTCAATCTTTATTACGACAACGGCACATATTCAGACCCCAAACTCGCCACCACCAGCACAGGCGTCAATATCACGGGGGTTTTGTCCAGCGATGGGCTGACTGTGGATGGTACAACTGGCGTAACCATTTCTGGTGCATTCCCAATGATTAACTTTGGGGAAACAGATACAACTGACGAAAACTCCCGTGTCCGTGTATCTGCGGGTGATTTTAGGATTGATACTGTTAATGATGCGTATGGTAGCGGCAAGACACGCTTCTTAATGGACAACGCCACAGGCGACATCAGCTTCTATGAGGACACAGGCACTTCGCCAAAGTTCTTCTGGGATGCGAGTGCTGAGAGTTTGGGCATTGGGACAGATTCGCCTAGTGATTTACTTGAACTATCAGGCGACACAGCACAACCTGCAATTAGACTTACTGATGCAGATGTTTCTGGTTTATACCATAGAATATTTACGCCAACAAATACTGGTTTAGCTATTTCTGCGGATACTGGAAATGTAGCTGCTGACAGTTTTCTACGTTTTGATGTTGACAACACAGAAGCCATGCGCATCGACAGCAGCGGTAACTTGCTGGTGGGGACTACTGATGATAACCCTTTCAATAATAGCGCAGGTTCTGCTGACGATAATGGTTTAGCATTAAAAGATAATGGTCAGCTACAAGTGGCTGCGTATAAAGACACTGCTAATTCTGGATCAGTTGTTTATTTTAATAGAACAAGCACAGATGGCAGTATTATTGACTTCCGCAAAGACGGCACCACTGTGGGGAGTATTGGGGTTCAGAGTAGCGCTGCATATTTTGCAGGGGTAACTTACGGTATAAAGCCTTATAGTGCAGGTATAGCTGCTTCAAATAGTAATGGAGTTTTTGCAAATGGAACCGCAGATTTAGGTAAAGACAACATCCGTTGGAAAGACCTCTACCTGTCTGGCGGTGTCTTCCTTGGCGGCACTGGGTCGGCTAATAAGTTAAATGATTATGAATACGGTTTTTTTGAGCCAACATTTGGTGGAACAAGTACCAATCCATCTGGGGTAACTTACGATCCAACTGTTGGTAACGAAGGCTATTATGTAAAAATAGGTAAAGCCGTATTTATTCAGATTAATATAAGAACAGACGCAATCAGTAATGTCGGGTCAGGAAATTTATTAATACAAGGGCTTCCATTCGCAGCAGCGTCTGTATCGGGCCAAGGCGGGGTTGGTTCTTTTGCTGTTTCACAGTCAACGGCATTTAGTGGTGAAGCACCAAGCGCAGGTTATGTTTCGGAAGGCCTTAGTTACATTTCGCTTTTTTATAGAACTGGGGCTTCTGCGGGAAGTATTGTTTCTGAGTGTAGTGATTTACGAACAATTGCAAATAGTAATTTAATACGACTTAGTGGCACATATTATTCAACAGAATAACCCCCCATCATAGGGGTCGGACAGTCCAAGCCATAAAGGAGATAAACGATGGCACTAACAGAACGAACAGAACAGGATAAGATAGAGGTCGTTGGGCCATACCGTCATGTCCAAGTCAGAACAGCAACCGTGATAGAACGTGACGGTGTAGAGATCAGCCGATCATTCTCACGGCATGTAGTCGCACCAGATATTAGCTCAACAGACTTGGCTAACGAAAGCACAGAGGTGCAAGCCATCTGTAATGCAGTACACACCCAAGCGGTCAAGGATTCTTATGCCGCACATCTAGCAGCACAAGAGGTATAAGCTATGATTACTTACACTTGGACTATTCCAACATTGGAACACGAAATCGCTGACGGTGGCGTTTACATTGCTCACTGGCGCTGCACAGGCGTTGATGACGATGGCAACTCAGCAAGCTCATATGGCACTTGTGGCTTAACCTACGATGCTTCTGCTGCTGACTTCACACCGTATGACGATATAACTGAGGCTCAAGCTCAAGGCTGGGTCTGGGGTCATGTATCACAAGCTGATACTGAAGCTGCTATTGCTTCTAAGATTGATGCGATAGCTAATCCAACTACTGAGGCGGGAGTTCCTTGGTAATAACCTAGAAAGGAGATCAACATGACTGAAGAAAAAAAGGTCATTACGATTGACGATGTGGAATACACTGAAGATCAACTGAGCGATGAAGCAAAGGCTTGCATAAATCACATTAGTCGATTGGATGGTAAGCTAAATGCTGCTAAACTAAACGTGATAGAAATACAAAGAGGGCGTGACGCTTTCTTTGCGGATCTAAAGGCGCATTTGGAGAGCATGGACTAATGGAAATAAACGCGCTGTGGAGCATTGCCCTAACTGCTGGTTTAGGCTTAATGGGATGGCTGCTTCGCAGTGCATACGCTGAAGTTCAGCGCATTAGCATATTGCTAAACAAAACCCGCGAAGAAATGGCGCGGGAATATGTCACGAAAACGGATAGCTCTGCTGTAATGAGCCAAATCGTGGCGCGATTTGATCGCATAGAAGAAAAAATAGATAGGCTGATGGAAAGATGATCTGTGCGCTGGCCGGTATAGCGGTTGGCGTTATTGTAGAGGGTCATGTTCTGTACAACGCTTGTATCTATAGATGTCCAAGCGGATTTTATTATCACTACCCATATGTTATAAGAATACCGTATAACTTTAAGTGTCCACCAGTTGCAAAGGTGGGCAAAGGTGCCTGATGATAGATCCAATCACAGCCATTGCTGGGGCCACACAAGCCTATAATATGGTGAAGAAGCTGGTTTACGCTGGGCGTGAGCTAGAAGACGTGGCTGGTCAGTTAGGCAAGTGGTATGGCGCGGCAGCGGATCTGGGTCGCGCAGAGCAGCAGCGTAAAAACCCGCCAATCTTCACTAAGCTTTTTTCATCGGGGTCTGTGGAGCAAGAAGCGCTTCAAATCATAATTCACCAGAAGAAGCTGGCTGAGCAAGAGAAAGACTTGCAGCAACTGCTAAACAATCGCTTTGGCTATGGCACTTGGCGTGAGATGGTGGAGCTACGGCGCAAGATTAAGAAGGAGCGCGAAGAAACGCTATATCGCCAGCAGGAGCGCAAAGCGGCATTCTTTGAAATGCTACTGCTGATATTACTGCTTGTGATGCTAGCGGCGATTATAGTAGGCGGCACATGGCTGACTGGGCTTGGCGCGGGGTGGTGGTAAATGGCTGACGGTGTATCAGGTATAGGCAGCGCACCGTTTAACGTGCAGTCGGACATACACCAGCAAACGCAGTCGCGTGAGCGCATAGAGGCGCATCTGGTAGAGCAGAGGGTAACAAAGGAGCATAGGGCTAACCACACGCATCTGGAGACGCTCAGGGAGCAGAAGTTGGACTTAGGCAAGGGTTATGATAGGTTTGGCACTAAGACCACTGCTGACAGGCCGCAAGGCACCAACATCAACATAGAGGTTTAACATGGCTAACACCTTTGAGAAGATCCTGAAATACAAGCTTATGCCGCGTCTGATGATGCTGGTAATGACGGTGATGTATATACGCTGCATAGAATGGGCGCTTCAACAGCCTGATCTTAGTACGCAGCAGAGTGCGCTAATTAGTGTTGTTAGTGGTGCTATGACTGGCGCGTTTGCGGTTTGGCTGGGATCGGAGAAATGATACAAGCATTTATAGGGCCAATAGCAAACCTTGCTGGATCATGGCTGCAAGGCAAGGCTGATAAAAATGCAGCAGCGGCCAAACTAAAGCTGACTGAGGCTGAGGCTAAAGCTAAAATCATGCTGTCTGAAAAGACCAGCGTTGCCGATTGGGAGCGCATCATGGCTGAAGGCTCGCAGAACAGCTTTAAGGATGAATGGCTTGTGGCTTTGTTTTCTGTGCCACTGGTGCTTTCCTTCTGCGGTGAATGGGGGCGCACAGCCGTTGCAGAGGGCTTTGTAGCGCTGGAAGCCATGCCAGACTGGTATCAGTACACTTTAGGCGTTATAGTCGCTGCTAGCTTCGGAGTTCGCTCTGCAACAAAGTTCTTTAGGGGGAACAAATGACATTCAAGTTATCACAGCGCAGCCTTGATCGGCTAGAAGGCGTAGACAGCCGCATGGTGGCAGTTGTTAAGATGGCCATCAATCTAACCAAAACTGACTTTGGCGTTGTGCAGGGTATGCGCACACTGGAGATGCAGAAAGCATTGGTTGCTAAGGGTGCTAGCCAAACCATGAAGAGCAAGCATCTGGATGGCCTTGCAGTCGATATAATGGCCTATATTTCGGGCAGGGGATCATGGGAGTTAAATCTTTATGATGATCTGGCTGACGCAATGGCAGAGGCAGCTAATTCACTTGGCATAAAAGTACGCTGGGGGGCTGCATGGCAGATCGACTGCATTGGCACATGGAAGAGCCAAGGTCGATCTATGGAAGACGCAATGAACGAATATGTGGATCTGCGAAGAAGTCAGGGCAGAAGACCATTTATCGATGGCCCTCACTTTGAACTAATGATATGACGATTTGGGGTCAGCTTCGGCTGGCCTCACGAACCACCCAGAAATCTTAATATGCTGTCATCCATAGCCTGCTGCGTAAA